TCCCAAAGTTACCCATGCAAAGATTTTGATCGTTAGATAACTCATTGTGCAAAACTCAATTCTGTAGGGACGCCCCAGCTGTCGCCTGCCAAAGTGCGGAAGGCGATCTGTGCGCGGATGACTTTGTGTGTGTCTTCGTGGCGAAAGATCTGGACAAGGATCTCCTGTCCGTTGTCCAGATTGCATCTACCTACTTCGTAGATAAAGACTTGGGGTTCGGTCATGTTTGTACTCCTATCGTCGGTACTTCGACCATAGAGGATCGGTGTGGCCTATTGGGGGATTTCGGCGAACACTCTCTGAAAGGCTTGTTTCACAAGGGCGGCAGAATCTGCCATAGCAGGCGAGATCTCATAGTGAAGCCAGTCGCCCGGAACTCCGTGAATGGTTTCCTTAGTGTATTTCTGCCACTTCTGTCGGTCGCATCTCCAGCCGCGTCCGAATGGGGCGATGTAGTCAAGTACGCATTCAAGGCCAAGCGCGTTTGCGTTGGCGGTGACAATGTTTAGGAAGGCGACTGATCCTTTGCGACTGGCGTTCGGATGTTGCTCTGATTTGCGGTATGAAAGATCTACTGCGCGCCCTGTGGCATGCACTGACAGATTCTCGGATCCGCGCATATTTCTTACGCCCCAAGACCCGTTATTCCAGAATGCTCCGTTGCCGTAGCGGATCGCTTGTCGGATCCATTCGTCCATGCCCTGCCGAGGGCCAGCTGCGGCTCCGTCGGAGTTTCCTGTGTACGGTCTTGAGTTAGGAATGTTAGGGAGTGCTGGAACCACTGGCATCAGCAGGCTTTCTTTTCAATCCGTTAGCGGCGACAAGTCCAGAAAGTGTTCCAGTCATAAACACTGTCAGCGTTGAAAGTAGATCTATGAATTGGGCGTCATTAGGTGATTGCTCGAGCGGTTGGGTAACAAAGAGCAGACCATAAACAAAGCCGATGACCGTGAGTGCGAAGGTGACTGCGATGGTGCAACCTACAAAGACGATCATGCGCGCATGCAAGATTTCTATTTCTGCTTTTTCCTTAGCCATTGCTAGCCCTTTCGCATTGTTGAATAGTTGAGCAGCGTGTCAGTACGGTGTTACGGACTTTGAGAGGGGCATTGGTTCGTGTCGTTTCGCAACCGGTCAGGGCAAGTGCAAGCATGACACTAGCCAAGTAGTAGCGCGGCTTCATCGGCTGTTATTCCTAGCCTGTCAAGTACGGCCTGTTTAGCGGTTGCGCGTTCGGCTTTCAATTTTTCTAGTTTTTTGTTTTCTGCTAAGTCTTTTGCGCGTTGTTCGGCTTCGGCTTCGGTGTAATCGCGTTCTACCGTTTCGCCTGTAATTGCGTTGATTTCTAATACATCTGCCATGTCATGCCCTAACTGTTTGCATATCCGTAGACGCGAATAGTGCCTGTGAAACTTGTGCCGGAAGTGGTAAAAGTTATGCCTGTAAATTGTGTTGTATCGGCTTGCGCTCCGCCAATGTTACGAATTGTGTAAGCGCCAGCAGCGCTGTAATTTTGTGTTGCAATGTTGCATTTTGTTTTTTGCGCTTGATTGGGGTCTTGTATTTCTAACCAATATGCCATGCCTTTACTAGTTGGGTCAATATATCCGACCACCATTAAAGTTGTTCCTTGACCATCAACTGATGTACCTACGGAAGAACCATCAGAGTTTATTTCCACATATTTATATCCAGTTGTGGTGTCGGTGCTGCTTACACGGTAACGCAAACTTATATAAGAGTTTACTCCAACGCTTGTTGTTGGTGTAAATATAATTCTGTAATTTTGATAAGTGCTAGAAAAACAATCGTTTATAGAAACACTATTTACAGCGGACGGAGTTGCTTGCGTAATATATACAAGACCGCCAGCCGAAGCAGTTACCGCGTCAGGAAACCAAACTGCCGCCGACGCAGAAGTAAAATACAACTGACCGCCACCCCACTGAACTAAAGCCAACGGGCCTGCACTAGTAACCGTTGCCGTACCAGCTGTGATCGTGCATGCACCTGCACCAATGTTCTGAATTCGCAAACTGTCGCCAGCTGCGAAGAGCGAAGTATTCACCGTGATCGTTGTCGCGGCGGCGTTGGACATCGTGATTCGAGTGCCTTTGTCGGCTGCAACGAGCGTATAAGAAGCGACTTTTGCCGAGACAGTTTGGTTGTAATCGTTCGCTTGTAAAGCGTTCATCTGTGCTGCGGTGAGAACTTGTGCGGCGGTAAAGGTCTGAATAGCCATGTTGTTTATCCTAGGACATTGTCTGCGTCGAGTGTGCCATAGGTGATGTCGTCCAAGATGAGCTCGTAGACGATTGTTGTTGGCGCGGTGAAATAGGTAACTGCGTGCCCGGCTGACAAAGTAAGCCTGTGCTCAAGTCCTTCAATGGTAAGATCTTGAGCGAATTGGCTTGGGCCTGCCGAAGTTGTAATTGACTTTTGGATATTGATTAGGTCGCCTACATCGAGAAGCGCCAAAGTATCTTGGTCTAGGGCAGGTATGCCAATGAACTCTGTGCCTAGGAAGTTGAAGCGCGCTTCGGGATCTGGACTGATGAGATATTCGGCAAGTGTGAGAGCTGCGGCGTCATTGTGTAAAAGCGAGTCGGTAATGGATTTAGTTTGGATTAAATACAGGGCTTGAGATGCTAGGTCTTCGGCGACCTCTGGCGATGCCGCTCCAGCGTGCTCGACGGATGCACGATTTACGACTGTGTCCGCTTGGAAAGAGATGTCAATAGCGGAGTAGCCGATGTTGGTGTTGTCATCATGAAACTCGGCAACAGGGACGCCTAGCGTCGTTCCTAGACGCTTCTGGAAGGTGATCGTGCCTTCTCGATCTACAAAGATCCGACCCTGTTCCGCTTCGTTAATTTTGTTGGCGTAAGCGGCGACCGATGTTCCGTTGGCGACCGTCCAAGCAGCTGCACCGCCAAGGGTCGCCACGCCTGTCTCAATGCTCCGTGTGCCTGTGTAGGCGACTTCTGGTAGGTCTAGCAGGTCATTAAAGCGCGCGCTTGAGAGCTGCTCTGTGACATTCCATTCGGCAAGGAAAGTCTGACCTAGTTGGTAGGAGAAGTCCGCGCAGTTCACGGTCACTGTGTCAAGGCCGCCAAGCGTAAAGGTGTAGTCGTAGTTCACGATGTAGCCCACCCACAAATACTTCTTTACATTGAGCGAGTCATATCGTGAAAAGCGGACTTGTCGAAGAGGTGCAAGCCCCGGCTGATCGTTTGCTGGATCGTAATATGGCGAAGTCGTGTCAAAAGGGTTAAACACTCCGTCGGCGTAAGTGTCGTTCAAGGTGAAGCTCATAGTGCCATAAGCGAATTGGTCGCCTGTGTTTTGTCTTCCGCGTTTCGCTGTAAGTCCGATCGTGCCATCCATGACTGACGCATATTGGCTGACGCCATCCAGCACATATTCCATGTTATTTAATTCGCCTTTGAGATCGTCGTCCAATGTAAAGGCGTCCCACATGTAGCCTGTGTCGATCTCTAGGTCGTAGTTACCTGATCCAACTACTGCTACGCCAGCCATTAGGCGACCGCTATGTTCGCAGGGCCGTTCTGCCTATTGAATGCTCTGATCGCGTTCACGACAGCTGTGCCGATCTCCGCGCTTGAGCCAAGACCGCCAGTGATGTTAATCGTGTAGTTGCCCATTCCATTACCGCGTCCAGATAATGGGATGACCGCTTCAGGGCCACGCTCGCCGATCATTGCAAGCGTTGGCCCTGTCACGATTCCACCGTCCGCAAGCATAGGAATATTCGGAACGGAGAAGCCTTTGCCACCTAGACCCGGCACCCAAGACGGTATGTTAAACGACAATTTGCCAACTGTGTTATTCCATAATGTGGCGATTCCGTTGAAGAGTGTCTTGAATATGTTGTAGACGCCTGTGAAGTAAGTGACAAGTCCCTCAAAGACCGCTTTACCGCCGGCAAGCATCCCTTGGAATACTGTGTCTACGATCTTTCGCACGACATCAAACTTGAAGTAGAGCGCGGTCAAGATTGCGATGAACGCAACGATCGCCAAGATGACAAGCGTTACTGGGTTCGCCAAAAGTAAAGCGTTGAAGATTGCGACAACTCCGTTCACGATCATTTGTGCGGCTGCATAAACTTTCATAGCCGCATTGAGAGCCAAGATCGTCAGAGCGATTCCGCCGATCGCGCCTGCGACAATGAGGAAGACTTTTGTGTGTTCTTGTGCCCATGCTCCGAAGGCGATTAGGAATGGAAGAAGAGCTTCAACTGCTGGGATGAGTGCTGCACCGATTGATTCTTTGGTCTCTGCCAATGCGATTCCTAGACGCTTCATTCCGCCTTCGGCAGTGGCGGCTGCGGCTGCGGATGCTCCACCGAACGATCCGCCGAGGACATTCATAATCTCATCTAGTGACGCGCCATCTTTGACCATTGCTTTGATCTCTGGCGATAACGCTCCGAGGGCTTTCATGTTGCCGCCGTAAGCCTTGGCAAGAGCATCCGAGACCGTTGCAAGATCTTTGCCTGATCCTGCGGAGATGTCTTGTGCGAGTGCGAGAGCTTTGTTGGCTTCCTCGATGTCGTGCGTGCCTCGAGTTAGTGCCGCCAAAGCCGGACGAAGCTCACTGTCCGCGACTCCGGACGCCAAACTCATCTTTGTTATCATGTCCTCTTCGGCTTTGATTTGCGCTTCACTAGCCCCAGTGACATTCGTAAGAGCGAGCGCAAGCTGCACCTGTTCGGCTTGGTCTTCCATCGCCGCCTTGGTAGCACCTACAAGAGCGACGCCCAATCCTGCGATTGCGGCGGCGGCTGGAAGCGCGGCTTTCTTGATTGCGAACTGCGCCTTATTAGATGCGCCTTCAAGAGACTGAAATTCTTTGATCGCCTTTTGGGTTCCCTTAGCGTCAAACTCCGAAATAATGGGGATGTTTACTGAAGCCATTACTCAACCACATTCCGATCAACTTTATCCATGACAGTCTCCACGATTCGCCGCATCTCTGACTCGACTGTGCCTTGATTCTTTTCCATTGCTTTCCACATTACTCTTGATCGCATCCCATAACGCGCCGATAGTGCACTGCCGAGTCTGCCGTTCGCTGCCATGTCAAAGAGTGTTCCAGTAGAGCCCGAATAGACAATGTTGAAGACGCCGACATTCCTTATTTGTCCACGAAACTCCGAGACCTTTTTTGTGTTTATTTTGGCGGAGATCTTTTGCTTCCTACCTGCATCCCAAGGAAGCATCTTGAAGCCCGAAGGGGTAGTCCATTTGCGACCCATACCAGACAGAGGAACAGTGTTAGGGATGAGTGCAAGCGCGTCATTGATGACAGGTTTTGCGACATTGCGGAAGTCTTTTGCGATCTGATTACGAAGCCCCGGCTCAACAGAGTTCAGCTGCTTAATCGCATCCTTAAGACCGTAGATCTCGACTTTTGTGTTGAGTCCTTCAGCCATGTCACCTCTTTTTGTTTTGATTTTCTAGCACTGCGACAATGGTAGTGAGATCTCGCGTGTCGAAGGTGTCAGCGTAGAAAGTGGGAGCCCACCCTGTCGCGACTACAAGTTCGGCGAGTTGTCGCCTGTAGCCGCGTCCGTAGGGTTTACATCAGTTGCATCCTCTACGCCGATCTCGACATCTGGGTTCGCTTTAAGCCATTCGCGCCAAGTAGCAGGAAGTGTCTCGCCTTTAATGCCAAGCATGATGTACGCCCAGCAAGCCATGTCTGATGCACCGATTCCGCGTCCGTCAGATACTCGACGATTCTCTAGGCGTTCCCATTCGGCGATCGCAAAGAGGTTTGTGATTAGTGTTTCTTTTTTGTCTCCGCGTGTGAGCGTGAGTTTGATCTTCATTATGTTTCCTTTCATCGGGCCAAGGAAGGCCGAAGATTATGGTGTGATATCTGCCGAGTAGACGCCGCCCATAAAAGTCAGGTCTACCGATTGCAATTCGCCGAGCGAAGCAGATATCACTGGCAACGACTCGAGATAGGTGTTTGTCAGAGTGAAGCCGGGATTCGTACTTGAATCGGCTGCGGTCGTTGGTTTTACGATGACAACTAATTTGGTGCCGCAGAGTGGTGCAAGTGTGGCATAGGTGGCGCTGGCTTCGTATGAAAGAAATAGTGTCAGCGTGCATTCGTTGTCTTCAAGACCTGCTGTGAAAGTGTTAGC